GGACGATGCTTCTGTGGTGCTGGGAGCGGAAGAGGCTACACCGACACCAATCCCTCCAACGCCGACGGCTACTCCGGTACCTCCGACACCCACACCGATTCCGCCAACGCCTACGGTACCGTCTCCCACACCGACGTTTACACCGCCTCCGACGCCGACGGCAACGCCGACGCCGACCAATACACCGACGCCGACCAAGACGAATACGCCTATCACTCCGACGCCGACGAATACACCGATCACGCCGACGCCTACGGTTCCGACAGCCACGCCAATTCCCGACACACCTACGGCAACGCCGGTACCGCCTACGTCGACGCCGACACCAATTCCGCCTACGGCAACCGATACTCCGGTACCCGACACACCGACGCATACCCCTTCTCCTATTCCAACGATTGTGGATTTGGCGGTAGCGTGGTGGGTATTGCCGGTGACGGTTACGATTCCCAATTACGAATATTCACTGTTTTCGATACGAAATATCGGTAGCGCATCGCCTAGCGCAAATTACATCGTAGCGGCGACGGATATAACGAATGGGCGGTTACTACGCAAGGTCAACATCGGAGCGGGGATCCCTCCGCCTTCCGATGAGGTGCATATCGCCTTTTGGCTTCCTTCTTCCGGGGCGACTCCGGGGCCGCATGTGATCGAGATGCGGCATCAATACCCGGACTCGGCGACTGCGAACGATGTGGCTTGGACGACGGTCGAATTCGTTCTTCCTACTTCGACACCGACGGCAACGCCGATCCCGGATACCCCGACGCCTACGTCCACGCCGACGGATACCCCGACGGAGACGTTGACTCCAACGAATACGCCGACGGATACCCCAACGAATACGCTCACACCGACGCCGACGAATACCCCGACGCCGACATTGACATTCACACCTTCTCCGACGTATGACGTGGTTTTCGATATGACTGAAGATTTAGAGTTGAACGTCTGGGAGGGGGGTGCGCGCGCGGGGTGGTATCATGGGGGAATCGTGGGGGTAACCCATGTTTACGATCAGATACCGAATGTTACCGCGACGGTTTTGGATGACTATGTCCTTCGGTTTAAGCGTGGAGATGTAATTTTAGTCGATGACACAATCGGTCTTTATTTTCTGAATACGATTCCTTACCGGCATTGGCAGCCTCTCGGTGGGGCGATTGTTAATGGAGCCACGGAATCGATCGGGGATTTGATTGAACATTATGGGGATGATGATACGATCACGTCTCGAGCCGGGATCAATGAGGCAACGGAGGCTATCAAAATTTATACGGAGGAAGCACAACCTCCTATCATTATTGGGTGGAACAACTGGAATATTTGGGTAGAGGGGTTGAACGTTGATGAATTGGATAATTTCCACGCCGAGGAAATTGTCCCGTCTTTTATTTGGGATTATATGACGGCTGGAGATAATGTCTCGCTGGCGAGTGGGACGCATGGCGAAGTGATTATATCGGCGACAATGCCTACTCCGCAGCCTACATTTGCCTATCAGACTCCAGTTCCACAAAACACGCCGACACCACAAGCGACCGTGGTGCTGACTGGTTCTGGGATTGCCGAGATCGGAGAGGTAACAGGGGGATACGATGTACATGTACCAGCAGCAACGGCTCAAACGATACCGACACCTGTACCAACTAAGCAAGTTATTGCCGGTTCTGGTATCAATGTCCTTTCGACAACGGCGTCCTGGATCGTATCTACGACCGGGACAGTGTTTGCGGGAGCATGGGAAAACACGATCGGAGACGGAGTCCACAAGGATTTCGACCTCAATCATAACCTGGGCTATCAGTATCCTTACATCGCTGTGGCTACAAACAATGCCACAAGAACCCGTGTATTTCCTGAGACACGTTTTTCATCCGCAATTAAGACGACTCTCCATTTCAATTATATCCCATCCGTGTCCGAGTACGTCGTGGTGGCCTGGGTGGGAGGTGGAGGTATCGGTTCGGGAACTACTATTATCAACGTAACGGAACAGGTAGGGACATCCGCGACTCCGATTACGATAACCGGATCGGGGATTGCGACAGTCGTCCCGATCGATGGCGGGTACAATGTTCATGTAACGAATCCTACGGAGATGAAGACATGGACTCCGACCAATACACCGACAATTACGCCAACGTATACGAATACGCCGACACAGACGTATACTCCAAGTCCAACTCCTACACAGACTCCAACGGTTACGCCTACGCCTACGCCTGCGGCAGTAATAAGCAGCCTGGGGGATGACTTCTCCACGGACTATGACTTGATTCATAACTTGGGAACCTGGGCGGTGGGCGAAGTGCTTATTGGATCCACGTCGCAGGTAGTCTATCCGGAGATGACAAACTTGGACGGCGACACGACAAGGTTGTCGTTCAATTATGCGGTTCCAGAACAGGACTTTACGACGTTGCTGGTGGCTCCATTCCATAATGTGAGTTTCGGGAATGCTGGACTGAAGACGGCGGCGATTACCCATAACCTGAATACGCGGCCTTTGGTCTTCATTGAAACGAGCGATCACAAGTGGAATTTCCCTGTCGAGGTGGGTTATACCTCGGCGAACGTGGTATCTGTAACAGGAACGTCAGTTCTTGAGGCAATGACAGCACGGTTCCTCCTGCCGGATGGAGAACAGGCAATCGGCAACGGACTCGCTTCTTCCTATTCCGTAACAACAAATGCGGGGACTCGGAACGTCATTGTGCAGGTCTGGGAGACCGGGACGAACGGTAGGTTAGTTGGATGGCCACAGATTACGGTTGCAGACAATACGGTATCTGTTACGTTCAATTACGTTCCTACCACTAACGAGTATACGGTGGTTTGGAAAAAGATCACTCCAGGAACAAATACGCTAGACGATGTCTATGTCCGGCTTGATGGACGTACGGATAGGAAATACTCCCTAGCGGTTCCGCATGGGAGGGACTCTCTGGATTGGCTGGGGGATTCGCTATCGAACCAAGGGGATATAAGCCTGGGGATGAACCGTTTGAATGAGTTCGCGGGATCCAGGCTTTGGCTGAAGGATCGGGAAATCGCCTTTGGACAGATTGGTCTCTACACAGGCTTAGATATAAACGTGGATGAGGGGGAGCAGCACACCTTCCGGGTTGATGGAACGCATCGCGCGGAGATCACTGGGGATGGTATCGAGGTGACCGGATCGGCTAACATTACGAAGGACGCGACGGCAGAGCATTACTTTGGAGATATTATTCACACCGAAAATCCTCCTGTTTTTGCCGGAACGGGTTTATCAGAGCGGACGGTAGGAAACTATAAATACATCGACTTTATCACTCCGACTCCTATCCCGACTAGTACACCTACGCCGGTAGCCACGCCAATTTACCTTCTTCGCTCTGGGGACGTCTCCGATTCTACGGTGACGTATAGTTTTCCGGATGGGAACATCGAAGATACTGCACTGGTTGAATCTCGGGTGTTTCGATTTAGGGCAGTGACGGTTCCGACGGAAGCCGCCCTTCTTGCCCTGCTGCATGACGGGGATGCGGTTTACTGGCTTCCAGGCGGATCGATCATTTCTTATGGGGATTTGCAGTTAGAAAAGGCAGTGGATACTGGGAATTGGTTTATTACCTTTGAGCATGATGGTACAAAAGATAAGCAGAAGTTAACGAGATATAGCGATTGTGACTTTGAGAGGAATCGCTATGTGTTGGCGCTCAGGCTGGACGGAGAGATTTACTGCGTGCAAGGATGGAAAGGATAAGTAAAATGCCAGAAAATCAAGGTGCTTGGATCAATGCATTACAAGGCGATCTTTTTGCGAAGCAGATGGCGCGTATTAAAACAAAGCAAACTGGAGAAGAAAAAGAAATGACGCAGCATTACATTGGCGTAAAGATCGTTGAAGCATTTCCGCAGGAAAAAGATGGGAAACCCGGCTATGGCGTGAAATACCCGGATGGTTATCTGTCCTGGAGTCCGAAGGACGTATTCGAATCGGCGTATTTGCCGATGGGTGCTACCAATGACAATAAAGTAACCCCGGAAATGGTGCAGCAGTTTTTCCCCCAATCCGATGTTAGCCAGTTGGATGAAAAGACAGTGCTGGTTAAGGGGAAAATGATTTCTGGATTTACTCAATATGAGACAAGCGCTTGTGTCGATCCAGCGAATTTCGATATGGCTATTGAAGCAAAGGTTGCCTCGAAACGAATCGAAGATGTTATTTGGAAATGTCTCGGGTTCGTGGTTCAGTGGGGTCGATTCGGGTTGACCGGGAATATTAAGTGATTCGAAAATTAATCCTCCTCTTGGCATTAGTTTTGTGTAGTCTGTCCTCGTGGGCGGATGAAGAGGAGGACTATACTTATTACACTCATATATCGGGACAGACACTATTTCCAGACGGGATAGCGTTTCGTCCCGATAATACTCAGGCTGAACAGTATTATGATGCCTCTGGAGGAAGCGAATTAGGTGTCAGGATTGGGGTGTATGTTCCTGATGCTCTTCCTAACGGCTCTGATATATGGATGCTTTCAGGAGATGCTACGTTATTTGCTAAAGCATTTCTTAGTACAAGAGCACTTAATATAGGTGAAGACTTATATGTAAGAGTAGAACTAAGGTGCAGATCATACAATGAAAGTATTGCCGTGACTTATAGACTTGTTGGCTCTACTTGGGTTACTGTACCTAGTGCCAGCCTTGCGACAGTCTATAAGTCATTTTATATGAATATTCAAATTGCTCCAGCATGGTGGCAATCAGAACTATCTGGTGCCTGTTTAGAGAGACCATTTCAAGTTTGGTGGTATTATAGTATTCATACTGGTTCTACATGGGGGCCTGAAGTCGGTTCTTGGGAACAGCCGGTAGGAAGCAGGCAATATGTTGATTTAAGGGATTTGAATTACTGTACTCCAACCAATACACCGACATGGACTCCTACAAGAACGCCGACTCCGACCAGGACGCCTACGTGGACTCCAACGCCAACGTTTACGCATACACCGACATGGACTCATACTCCAACGTGGACGCATACACCGACGAAGACAAACACGCCGGTTCCGCCTAGTCCGACATCGACAAACACAGCAACCAATACTCCAACGTTGACACCTTCGGCGACGATAACGCCTTCTCCTTCGCCGACGAACACTCCAACGCAAACGCCGACCAAGACACACACGCCGACATGGACACCTTCTCCTACTTTCACGTATACACCAACAGCGACGCCAACCAACACGGCGACGAATACCCCGACTTATACGCCTACGGCGACACATACTCCGACGCATACTCCGACGTTCACATATACCCCAACGTTCACGCCTACGAACACAGCGACGGAGACACCAACTCCGACGGCAACTTATACAGGAACGCCGACGATAACACCGAGTCCGACACCGTCTCCAACGAATACGCCAACCGCGACAAACACGGCTACAGCAACACCGACATTTACGTATACACCGACATTTACTCCAACGCCAACGCATACACCTACGTTTACGCCAACCCAGACGCCGACGTCTACACCTACGCCTACCGCGACACCTACTCGGACAGCGACGCCGACGCGAACGCCGGAGACTATGCGGGTTGGGATTGAGTCCCTGGGTGCGTTCTGGTTCTTTGTGAAAAATAACTGGTAAAGGAAAAATAAGATGAAAAGTAAACGATTTTGGTTTCGAGCATTAATGATAGTTATTCTCTCCGGGGTTGCTTTGGCAGGGCTGATTGCGGCGTCTCCTACCCTGATATCAGATTGGATATTCCGCACAGGGCAGCACACTTTCACTGTCTACAACTCTTCCACGCAAGCGATCGAGAGTGTGGATAACCGGAATAAGGGGAGAAAGCAGTACGGGGCCTTGTCGGTGGATGGGGCGCTTTATGCGAACTCGACGATAAACGCGACAGGAGATATAAACATCGGGGCGGATGTTTCGCTATCTCGATCGGCGGCGGATGTATTGACTACGGCTGATAGTATTGTTTCTGCGACGCATACGGTAACAGGTGGCGACCTGTTACTGGGCAGTACTGGATCATTGCAACGATTTATGGTTTTAGACCCTTATGGGTCGCGGGGTCTCAATGTAGCTCATCTTCGATTCAACACATCTTCAGGGAATACAATTAAACTCAATACGCCCCTAGATTCTGGGGCGTATTACATGACCTCGTTCGAAGTAAATACATTAAATTCTGCCAATCAATATGGAAGAGCCAATGTGTCTATATATTGGAATTATGGCAGCAGCCAGTTTACGGCTGGATATAACACAGTTCAAACTTCAGGGTTTTTCCCATACAGAACAGTGACATTTGGAATAGAAAATGGAAAAATTGCTATTGCGTTTTCTAATCCAAGCGCTAATTTACGTGATATTCGCGTCGATCTTCAATCAACTAATTACAGCAATGCTACAGCGACAGCTCATTTGGGGAAGTATTTGCTTAGTGAGGATACGAATATCTCAGATTGGACGAATACGGCAGTTCTTACTTCTATTGCAAATTTAGCATCTGTTTCTCCAAATGGGTTGATGATAGGGACGAATACCACTTCATTAACATCCGGTTATGTCCTGGATGTTTCAGGGGCGGCTTACGTATCTGGAACGATTTATGGAGCCGGGAATATTTCCGGACTGACGTTTACAGATCGAACTCCGGGATCCCCTGAAGATGCCTTGAGCGAGATCGGTATGTGGAAAGTGACGGGGGATCAGGTGGATCATGATTCACTTGGAGAGTGTGCCGTTGATATAAAGGAAGTAAAAACAGGATTTGAGATCAAGGACAAGTCCGGTAATGTATTTAACTCTATCGAAGAAAAAGTGGTTCCTGCAAAGGGTTCGAATGATGCCAAGATCAACGCATTGTCCGAGGCCGCAACGAAATTGGAGGAGGGAATTGCTGAAGTTTCTGCAGAGTACCAAGTAAAGGAAGTTACCAAAATAGTGGAAACAAAAGGGCGAGATATAAGTAAAACAGTTTCAACACTCAGCCGGGCGATTCAGCAACTCTCGGAGAGATTGGATAAATTGGAGGGGAGATAATGGCAAGAAGGGTTATTTTTTATCCGGGAAACCCTGTCGCTGATTATGGAGTTTATAATGGGAAAATACTTTCTTGTCCTCTATGTAAGAATTTTATCGATCTATCAAGGGTTCCCATAGATCGATATGGTAATAGTAAAAATAAAGTGATTTGTTCAATATGCAGATTTGAAGAATTTATTAGACTAGGAGATTAAAATGAAAAGTTTTGTAAACGCAATCCTATTATTCTCGGTTTATGGAGTTTGTTGCGTTTATGGGGAAGAGGCTCCAACCGCAACGCCTACGGCAACACCGACGGTTATTCCAAAAGAAAATATTCTTTGTGTAGAAATTGATAATATGCCTGTAATCGAATATTCGTCATGTCCAAAAATAGCGGATGGTGAGGTATATCGATGTACAGAAGTATTTCATCCCTATCATCCATTAAATCGGAGGTCAATCGGAATTAAGCAGGCATTAGATGATATGCTCTATATTTCTCAAGAGGAATATGATGCCTTGGTAGAAAAAGCGGAGAAGTATAATTCTTTATTGGAAGAAAACGAGGTATTAAAGAATAAACTTAACGCTTTACAGGATCAGATGGCGGATCGCGAAGTCATCAGCGAAGCCGTTGATCGATTATCCGATGCCGTTCTATCTATAAAATCCTATACTCCAACGATACGGGTAGAGTTGGCTCCGTTTAATATTCTTGGAGTTACCTATCCACAGTGAGGTCAAGATGCCCGCAAGGCAATCATGCGATGACAAACGGGAAGCCCCCTACTGCAATCTGATTTGTCCGTTCAATGGAGACGGGCCGGTAGAAGGTGCCAAGTGGATTCAAAGAGTTACAGATCGATTGGATCAATTGGAGAAGGAAATGAAACAGTTTGAGACCATCAAGTCGGATATCGACAACCTGAATAAAACAGTGAATCGCTGGCAGGGTATTCAATCGTTTGTTGTGGGAGCGGCGGGCTTGATTTGGGTGCTGATCCAAATCGGATCGTGGATGAAGCGATGATGAAACCGAGCCAGAGATGCGTGGAAGCCATCAAGTATTTCGAAGGGTTTCGAGCCAATCCCTACACTTGTCCAGGGGGAAAATCGACGGTGGGATATGGGCATGTTTTGACGCAGGCGGATAGCGGGAAAAACTATCCAATGAGCGAGGTGGTCGGGGAGTATGTTTTGAAAGAAGATTTGCGAAAACGCAGTATCGATTTGATTCATTGCATTTCCACGACTGTTGTCTTGGAGACCTATCAATTCGATGCGCTGCTTTCGTTTTTGTATAACGTGGGAATTGCCGTTCTGCGGCGATCCACCTTGTTGAAGCGAGTCAATGAGGGGAGACATATCGACGCCGCGGAAGAATTCCAGCGGTACATTTATGCCGGTAGGCCAAAAGTCGTTTTGCCTGGATTGATCTTTCGTAGACGAATCGAGGCCAAGATGTATGCAGGACAATTGGAGCGCATCGAGGCCGAGGATTTGGCGGAGTATTTGGAGAGAGAGCGCGGAGTGTATGAGGAGGCGATGGTATGAAGTTACTGGCCTATGTGGCGGGGCCCTACAGGGATAAGCGGGGGCATTTCGGGGTATCGCTCAATATTCAGCGGGCCACGATGGTGGCGATGAAATTACGGCAGCAGGGATACGCGGTATTTTGTCCGCATTGCAATACTGCACATCAGGATGGGTTGATTCCCGATGAGCAATTTATCGAGGAAGATTTCTGTTTTTTGGAAAATTGCGCCGTCTGTTTTATCGTGCCGAATATGCCGGGATATACGAAGGTGGAGGAATCAAAGGGAACGATGCGGGAGATCCAGTTTTGCCATGATCATGCGATTCCCGTGGTCTCGGTACATTGTTCCAATGGCGTAATCATTCTGCCGGATGAATGGAGGTATGGCGATGAGAGGAATCGTTTTTATTCTATTTTGTCTCGTGAGTATATCGATGGCGGGGTGCCTGAGTCTGCCGGAGAAATATGTGCGGATGCAGGCCAGTGAGATCGAGGGGGATTTTACCGGAGGGCCGGTGAATGGCCATTTGCGAGCCAAGGATTTTCTATTGATTACGGCTCCGGGAGCGATACGAGGCGGGACGGAGGTTTACGAGATCAGCGAGAGGTTTTATCCGGAAGATGGAGAAAGCGATGAATAGCATGGTGGCGTGGTTAGATGGACAGAAAACGTATATCGGGTTGGTTTGCCTGTTCGTATCCGGGGCGATCAGCGCCTGGTATTCGGCGACGGGTTGGGAGCAGGTGGATTGGATGAAAGGGATCCAATCGCTGCTGGAGTATGGCGGGTTTGCCTTTGCGGGAGTCGGGGCAGCGGACAAGTTGCGCAAGGGTGAAGTTCAGGTTGGTAAGAAATGACCGAGAATTTGCCGGTGCAGGAAGTCGCTTTCAATGCCGATCCGGTCGATCCGTTGGGGATCATTCCGGAAGAGCCGACGAAAGCGATAACTGTAGATGACGAGGACGAGCGGGTGTATGTGGTCAGCGTGCCGGGGATTACATCTAGCCGGGGAAATCCCAAAAACATTCCCGACGAGATTACGTCGGTGGTCGACTATATCGGGGCGCTCGCGGATCGGATCGGGAAAGCCACCGCATTGACGGAACGATTTTCGGTCAAGCGGGTATTGATGGCGCGGTGGTCGGGGGAAACCAATATGGAGAGATTGGCTTCCTGTATGGGGATACGCCGCCAATCGTTGCATCGAATTTTGGCGCGTGGAGAAAAGAATGAGCATCCAGCCTATGAGGCATTTTACGCAGCATTTCATCAGATGTATGGCGCGACGGTGCTAAATTCGTTGGAGGTGGTGCGGTCGGCGGCGCACTCGGGAAACGCCAAGATGGCGATCGAGCATTTGAAGTTGGCGGCTCCAGATTTGGTCAAGGCACAGAGTGTGGAGTCGGCGAGCCCGATTCAGGTGAATATCGATCAGCGGATCGTCAGTCTGATGAATTTGCCAGTCGATGAGCGGATCAGCGTGGGATTCGAGGCGTTGAACAGAATGGACATTGAGACGCGTCAGAAGTTCATTGCGATGATGCCGGATAATCTCCGAAGACAGTTAATGGAAATGCACGGTAATGATTTTACAGGAACGGATGGAGATTGAGCGGGAACAGGCCGCCTTGTTGCGATCGCCCGGGATGAGCGAGGCGACGCGGGCGCAATTCGAATCTCTGCTGGCGGATCAGCAGAATTTAGAGGAACTCTGCGCCTGTATCTTCTCGAGTATTGCCAATGACGCGAATGTCAAAAAGTTCGAATATTACACCCCGGGGAAGAAGCACAGCGAGTATTTCGGAGCCGGAAGGAGTTTCCGGAGCGGTTGTTTACGGCGGCGAATCGCTGCGGAAAATCGACGGCGGGAGCCTATGAGGATGTTTGCCATTTGACCGGATTGTATCCGGAGTGGTGGAACGGGCATCGATTTCATGCGCCGGTGAATGGTGTTTTGATCGGGAACACGGCGCGACAATTGCGTTCGGCAGCGCAGCAAATTCTTTTCGGCCCTCCAGGGCAATGGGGCCCGGGACAGAGTGCGGGAATGCTTCCGGGTGAGACGGTTATCGATATCAAGACGGTGCATGGGGTCTCCGGAGCCATCGATTTTGCGTTGATCCGCCATGTGCCTACCGGAGGAATCTCGACGCTGTTTCTCTGTTCGGCGGAACAGGGGTGGCAGGCATTGCAGGGGCGGAAGTTGCAATTCATTCATTGCGATGAAGAGCCGCCTGCCAATGTAGGGTTGGAATTGTATTCGGAGTTAGTTTCGCGGTTGATCGACTCGGATGGAATTTTTTATATGACGGCTACGCCACAGCAGGGCATGACCGAGTTGATGAGCCTCTTCTGGGGCGGGGATGATGATGGGAATGACGATGCGGCGGTGTTGCGGAGAGAGGGGGCGCAGTATCGCTATTTGACGCGTATGGAGATTTGGGAAGCGGAGCATTTGACAAAGAGGCAGATCGACCGATTCGTTGCCAGTATTCCCCCGCATCAACGGGATGCGCGATTGCGCGGGGTACCGGTGCTCGGGGGCGGAATGGTTTGGCCTGCCACGCGGGAGCAGTTGTTCGTCGATTGGTTCGATATTACGGGGCGGGAGGATTTGAAGGTCATTTGTGGGCTGGATCATGGCCATGTCAACTCGTACTTTGCCGCAGTATGGCTTTTGGAGGACGCAGAGAAAACGATTTATGTCTACGACGCGGAGAAGGTGCGTGGGGAGGGGTTGGTGGTCAATGCGCAGAAGATATTGGAACGGGATAACCGGTTTGGATTGTCGGTGCCGGTGGCCTGGCCGAGAGATATGAAGATCGAGCACGTTTCTAAACACGTTCCTGTCGAGGATTACCGCAAGGCGGGGATGAATATGTTGAACGAACCGGCCCACTTCGATGATGAGCGGGCTTATTGCGTCGAGGACGGGCTCGAGTTGGTGCGGCGCAAGATCATGGATGGAAAATTCAAGGTGGTGAAATCGCCACGTACCAATATATGGATGAAGGAGTGGGAGTTGTTCGCGTATGACGAAGAGGGAGAGGTTGTCAAGACGCGATCGCAGCAGAACGATTTGATGGACGCCACGCGGTATGGAGTGGTCATGCTGTATCGCGGATACGGAAAACGGTTGCAATCGCGAAAGCGGAGGAATGTGCAATCGCTGAGTTTGGCGAGACCGGGAAACCATTGGAATTGAGGTGAGCCATGTTTGTCAAGGACGTGATGGAAGGGCTGCTATTCGGGAGCAAGAAGGAAAAAGAGCCGGAGGTTCCAGTGCCTCCCCCGGCGGACGTCGCGGAGGAAGGAAATACGTTCGCGCAGGGAATTGACAATTTCGTCAAAACTCCAGGACGGTTACGCGGGGCTCCGGGCGCGGCGCCAACGGGCTACAAGAAAAACTTGGGAATGGAGTAAGGCGATGGACGAAATCCTGAATGAGATTCTGCAACGCCACGAGAGCAATCTCGCGGAGCGATCGATGTTAAATTCGCAGTTGGAGGAGATTCGGCAGTACGTCGATCCCACGCTACCCACGTTTACGTCGCTGCCGGTGGCGGGAGAGGATTTACCTCCACGATTGGACGATACGGCAGTGGATGCGGCGGAAAATTATTGCCGAGCGATCCATCGGGCGATGACCCCGGCGGGGTTAGCCTGGGTGCAGTTCGAACACGAAGATCCCCAGTGGGATTGGGATTGGTCGCAACGGCAACGGCTTTCGCGGGCCGAGCAGGTCATTCAAAATTCGCTGGATCAGTCGAATTTTCAAGCCGCCATGCAACCCTTCTGGAAGATGTTCGGGGTGACCGGAACGGCATTCCTGCATATCGACGATCGGGGGAATCAGGGGCGGTTCTGGTTCGACGCCTATTCGACGGCGGGGGTATCATTTTGGGATAATGCCGATGGATTGGTGGATACGATCGGGAGAGAGATCGTCATGACTGCTCGGCAGATCAGCCAGAAGGATTGGAACTGGCAGGGTGTTCCGGAGATCGCCGAGGCGATGAATAGCGGGAAGAAGGATCATAAATTCACGGTGCTGCATTGGATCGCGCCGAATGAAAATGGGTGGCGGATGCGGAATTCGAGTCAGAAGTTCGTGTCTCTTTATATCTTGAAGGGGGCCAATCAATCGACGGTGCTCAATGAGCGAGAGGGGCGATTCGAGGGGTATGAGGAATTTCCGGTTATGGTGGGACGGCAGATTCGGGTGGCGTGCGATAATGTGGGGCGCTCGAGGGCGTTCAGTATCATGGGGCGGATCAAGGAATTGAACTATATCTGTGCGTTATGGCGAAAGGGCATCGAGTTATCCATTCTGGGATTCTTCAAGAACCGAGATGGAAACGAGTGGAATAAAACGGGCGACCCCACCAAGATCAATGGGGGAGACATTTTGAATTTCGAGCAGCCGGATATGTTCGAACCGGCCTTTGCTCCGGTCAATTATGGATTGGCCTATCAGGAAATCCAAACCCGTCAGGAGCAAATCAGGGAGCATTTCTTTTGGCAGGAGCTCAATCTGCGCCGGGAGAAGTACAACATGACCACGATGGAGTTGATGCAGGCGCAGACGCAGCAGAGCGACCTGTTGGCGCAACAATTGTCGGGAGCCTATGACGAAGTGATTCGACCGATGATGGAACGGCTGCTCGCCATCAAGATGCGCTCCGGAGAGATTGAATGGCCGAGGGCCGCGGCGATCGAGGCCGCATAGGAGGAAACGATGAGATCGGGACTCAAACCAGTGTTGCGGAGCCCGGTATTCCGGGCGCAGACGATCAATCAGGCGAACAACGATTTGACGTTCGTCGAGAGGATTACGCCGATGGCGCAGACGAATCCCGAGGTGGGGATGGCGTTGAACGTGATCGGAGGATTGAAGGCGATTGCCGGGAGAATGGACATTTCTCCAGAGATGTTCGTGACCGATGAGGAATTCGAGCAGCGGAAAGCGCAGGCCGTCCAGGCGCAGCAGCAGCAGCAGCAGGCGGACACCATGCGCACGGTGGCGCAGGCCTATCAGGCGGCGTCGCGGGGAGCCTCGACGTTGCAGGACAGCGGGCAACCCGGGTTTCTTTCCGGCCTGGTGGAACGAGGGATAGGATGAGCGGGTTCGTGATGGGTCAGGCGAAGCGGGCCGAGGATGCCGATCTGGAGGACGCCTATCAGCGGTTGTTCGGGTCTCCGGACGGGGAAAAGGTTTTGCGCGATCTGGAGCGGTATTGCGAGTGGAATGGGTTGCTGCGAGGAAAGACGCCGGCGGATACCTATGAGAATTTGGGGAAGCGCCTGGTGTATTTGCGAATCATGAAAAAAACGGGAAGGATATGACGATGCCAGACGGAACGAACAATGCGAATGCATCGGCCCCAGCGCCGGTGAAATACGGAGAAATCGTGTCGGAAGGAGTGCGTAGCGATGCGGCGTATAAAGGATTTCTGGAAAAATTTGGGGACAAGGCTCCAGACGATGTGGCAAAGGCTTATCTCAATTTGGAGCATTTGGCGCACGGAAAAACCGAGGGAATGGTACGTGTTCCCTCGGCCGATGCCAGTCCGGAGGAAATTGCCGCGTATCGAACGGCCTTGGGTGTACCGGCCAAGCCCGACGAATATCCGTTACCAGAAGTCCAGGGAGTGGAGTACGATCAATCGCGAGTGCAGGCGTTCTTTCAGGAAGCCCATCGATTGGGTTTAACGAAGGAGCAGGCGCAGGGCGTGGTAGCGCTGGAGATCGCTCGGCAGCAGCAATTCGAAAAGGAGTATCAGGCGGAATGGGAGAAGGCCTATCGCGATGAAAAGGCGAAGACGGCGGCGCTCGAGGCGGGGAAGCGGGTACTGGTGCGGATCGCGGAGAAGAAGCCGGAGCTCGCGAAGCGGTTGGAGGGGCCGTTATCGGCGGATGTGCATTTTTTGCAGGCGATGGAAGTGGTCGCGGGGTATCTGCAGGAAAGCCAGTCGTTGACGCCGGAGGAACGGGCGATCCAGGTGAAGAGCGTGGAGGATCAGATCAACGAATTACGGAAGACTCCGGCATTCATCAGTGGAAACAAATCCGCGTTGGCACAGTATCAAAAATTATTGGAAAAAGTGATTGCTGCGAATAAAAAATAGCACTATAATTACAGTGAGTATAATTTCAAATCCGGATAACCCACCGGCCCGGTGCTATGCAGGAACGACCTGCCGAATGAGGAATTCGTAAAATTCCGAGGTAGGCCCAGCGCAATGCTGGAGAACCTCACCGAAAAAATCCTTTTTTTTCGTGAGGTGGATGATGCCTACCGGAACCATTAGTGGTGGGGTATACGATCCGTATACCAATGGCGATATCGTAACCCTGATGAGAGAGGGATTTTCCCGGAATTTCCTGGAAAAATCCCAAATCAAGTATAACCCGTTAGCCGAGATGTTGTATTTCCAAGAGACCATCGACCCGATGGAGTATGAAAAGTGGGTCGATGGGATCAAGCCGCTGAGTTCCACGGATAGCAATATCCCGGCGGAGGTCACGAGCCGTAGAGCCACGACCAGTTATACGGATACGTTGTTCTACAAGCGCAAGATCACGACGACGCAATATAATCGCTTCGAGTTATTGCAGGCGCGCGAGGCGAAGAGCCGATTGTTGAATCCGCGAGAGCGGATCATCGAGAACACGATCAACTATTTCAATCGGATGGAATATGAGGAGGCGATTACGGCCCTCTTGGGGACGGCGGTCGAGGGGTATCGGAATACCTCGCAGGTCTGGACGACCTCCAATGAAACGCTGGATAGCACCCACATCTTGACCGATGACGCCAACGAGGGATTTACCTATGACCGGTTTCTCGACATCGAGGAGGCATTTCGGAATGACGAGGTCAACTTCGATGAAGAGAAGTGGGTCTTGTTGATCGGCCCCCGGCAAAACAAACAAGCCAAGAAAACGGATATGTTCATCAATAAGGACTATGTTGGTGAGACCGTTTTGGCGAATGGCACGAAGCTGCCGAAGTTGAACAACGCGACGATCATGGTGACCTCGTTATTGCCGACGACGGGCAATTATCGGCGGTGTGTGGCGTTCACGTTGCAGGGGCTGATTCGCGCCGTCGAGGAAGCCTGGGAGTTGGACGTGCAGGTGGCCACGGCGTACCAGCACAACATCTCGGTCAAGATGGAGCGGTCGTTCGGGTATGTGCGATCGGACGAAGACCGGGTGGTTGAGTTCCAGTGTTTCGAGGGCGGAAGCGTCACTGCGTGAGATAGACGGACGTAGGGCGAATTGATGATAGACGGTACTAGACCGTAGAACGAGGTGAGATATGACTACGTTTCGAAAATTCGGGCAGGGGCTGTTGTTCCTGGTGCCGATCGGGGTTTTGTTTGTCATTGTAGCGTTTGCGTCATGGGGCGCGGCGCTCGATCCGGATGTCAATTATTTGGCGGCAACGGGAATCGAGGAGCGCGACGGGTTCAAGTCGTATCAATATTGGGTTGATGTGGCCTCGGCGACAGCGATTCTCGAGCCGATCTATGTCGGAGGTAAAAGCGTAGCCCGGGTGCAGATTTTCAATGGCAGCCAGACGGCGGGCGGACAATATGCGACTACCGGGGCTTCGAATGCCACGGTCTGGTTCGAGGGAAAACCGGGCACCTATGCCGGGTCGATCGCCTTTACGTCAGCGGCGTATTATTACCCGGCTTCGGCTCCCAATAAGGCTACGATCGAAGGAATCACCACCACGCCGTTGACGACTTTCGGTATGTGGAAGGTCGATGTCAGCGGGATGGCGTATATGCGGGTGCATTTCATCGCGAACGGCACGAGCAGCAAAGTGGTCGCGATCGGAGTGGAATAAGATGGCAACTGCGGCGCAAGTTCTGGCGGTGTGTAATGGCGTCATGTATCAATTGGAGCGCGAGCCCTTGAGCGCGACGGCGAATCTGGCGAGCCCGGCTACGATGGAAGAGCGGGTATTCGCCAATCGATTCGACATTATCGCCCGGTCTGTGCTGGCGTCGCAAAATTGGAGTTGTATTCGAATCAGGGAGGAACTGGGTACCGCAGAGGTGGCCGAGTCCTCCCTGTTTTCCGATGCATGGAGTTATGCGGCGAGTTTGCCGGGAAAGCGGATCGCGATTTGGGGTCTGCGATTGGGGGGAAGTTGGGGGCCGCACGGCCCGGCGGATTACCTGGTTGAATCGGGGACGATCTATACGGTTGAGGAAGAGGTGGTGATCAATTACGGGTGGTATCCACGGTTGGTGGATTATGCCACGCAGGCGTTGTTGG